TATTCATTCGCTGGTAACGGATGTGGATGTTACGCTTGTACTCATCTGATCATCGAACAGGACAAGTATAAGAACTATACTCCTAAGAACGTAAGACCTTATATGGTCAACCAGGGATTCGCTACTAAGGGTCATGGTACTACATGGAACGGTATTACTGAAACTCTGGAACACTACGGATATACGGTAAAAAGACCGAATATTTCGTCTTCTATGTCCGCTGCTTGGAAGGAACTGAATAAGGGCGGTAGAGCCGGAATTCTGTTATTCAGAGCTGGATCAAGAGGTGGTGTTACTTGGACTTCAGGGGGACACTACGTTGCTTTCTTGAAGTATAAGTACGAGAATAATAAACACTACTTCTACACTAAGGATAGTGGTGGTAGAAAGAATGATGGATGGCATTGTTACGAAACCACTATGAAGGGTCTTCTTCCTCAGATGTGGATCGTTACGCTTCCCAAGCAGACTACTACATCTACTACAACTAAGAAACCAGCTACAACAACTACAAAGCTTAAGACAAAGACCGCAACCAAGGCAGCTCAGTCATATTCCGGATCAATCGCGGGTAGTTATAAAACCACGGATGAACTGAATATTCGTAACGGAGCTGGAACTGAACATAAGATCTTAGTAACTGTTCCAAAAGGAACCAAAGTTAAGAACTATGGATATTATACTAAGGTCTCTAAGACTAAGTGGCCTCTGGTTCAGTTCACTTATAAGAATACTCAGTACACAGGCTTCTGTAGTAGCAAGTATCTTAAGAAAGTGTAAGGAGGACTGGAGATGCCTGAACAATTCGTGATTAACACGGATGCCGTCCTTGCATGGTGCGCGTTTATAACGGCAATCGGTGCTGCGGTGGTCTTGATATGGAAAGCTTTAAAACCGGTATTCAAACCGTTCAAAGACGTACAAGACGAACTTAAAGAGATAGAAAAAAGAGGTCATGATCATGATGAAAGATTCCAGGAAGGTGAAGAGCGAATGGAACGACACGATGAAATGTTGAAGGAGATACAGGCCGATACTAAAATCATGATGAAATCTCTCGCTCTATTAATGAGTCATGCCGAGACCGGAAACAATACCGGCGAAGTAGCACAAGGACGAAGAGAACTTGAAAATTATTTAATTAACAAATAAACGACATCGTATAAGTTATAACTAAATATGCTTTAAATACTTTAAATCTTGTCATGTAAAAACCTCAAATATATAGATTCCAATAACGATGTCGTTTAGATAAAAAGAGAAAACATCTCGCCATATGCCTTTATACTAGTTGGCGGTGCGGGGTGCTTTCTCTTTTATTTTTCTTTTTCGCGATAATAACAATCTCTTTTATGGAAGGAAGACATAAAACGAAAGGATGATTTATCATGTTAAACGTTGGTAAAGTTGTAAAAATAGCTGTACAAATCGCAGTAGGAGCAGCGGTTGGAGTTATGGTAAATGACTTTTCTAAGAAGTATGTTGGTGAACCATTACAGAAATTTATGGATTCTATGGCAGAAGAAAAATACAAAATGGATAAAGAAAAAATCGAAAAGGGGCTTTAACAACCCCTCTTCTTTTTTAATACTTCGCGTATTTTACAAGGTATATTATGAGAACATAATATATTAAAGGATGGTGTGGTTACGATGTTTGAAACTAAATTTAAAGTTGTTGAGATTCGTGATAATGGAGTTACTATGACTCACTATCTCAAAGGAACTAAAAAAGAAGTTAAGAAAGACGTCGAGATGTTCAAACAACAATTCAAGAAATATGAAATGTTCGGAAAAGAAGGAATGGTCGTGTGGGCTTAAGGCTCACATGGTCTTTTCTTTTTCTCAAATTATTGATATTCCACCATCGGGAGCAAGTATATCCTCATGAATGTGCTTATACATGCTCCCTAAGATGGGTGTAAATTTAACTCACGGTTTTAAACCCTGAGTTTGACTGATATTTTGTATGGTTCCCAATGGTACGCCATCCCTCTAGCAAAATCTTCCGGATATAGATGTCTGTTTTCTCTACTTAATCTTATAGGGGCTGGACGTTCATATTCCATACGTTCTATTATTTCTTTTAAATATTGATTCTTTGTTTTGGCCGGAATGTCCGGATCTTTTAACATATTTAACGCATCTGTAAATTTTAGAAGCTGATCCTTGTAATCGATTTGTACGGGGGCGGAATCCTCAGCTTTACATAATGCTTGTCGAACTTCCTCTTTCTCTTCAAGTACTTTTTTATTTAGCTTTTGGAATATCTCATTAGGCATTTGCTTCGCTGGGTCAGGATCATGAAGGGCTTCCCATTGAGCTAATTCCTTTTTCTCCAACTCTTCCATTTTAGCCTTCAAACGCTTTATTAAATCCAGATGAAGTTTCGCTGAATCATTCTTATTTTCTTTAACACGAACCTCGAAATCCTCTATACAATCTTTTAATATTCGGCATGTATATTCCATTATTTCTTGGAAGTCTACCGATCCAGTCTTACAATGCACTTGATTACCGCAATGTAATATTGGAGCATGATATTCAACACCTTTTCTTCTAAAGGTATTATATGTCATAACCGAACCACATTTCTTACAAAACACCAAACCACTTAAAGGGTTCTTCAAAGTTTTATTTGTATTTGTGCGGTGGCGTTTACCTTTTATTCGCTGCGCTTTATCGAATATTTCTTTTGATATTATAGGTTCATGCTTACCTTCGAAAAGAAGATATTCTTCTGGCTTCGGACGAGTCTTTCTTATTTCCTGGTCCTCTATAACTATTACAGTCTTGCGGAAGTTCCATCTAACATATCCTATATAATGTTCGTTACTCAACATGTTAAAGATTGTAGTTGGTTTCCATATGAAACTACCCCTCTTCGTTTTAACTCCTAGAGCTTCTAATCTTCTACAAATTGCTGTAACTCCGATATCTTCATTACAATACCAATCAAAGATCATTCGAACATATTCGGCTTCTTCTTCATTTATTTTTAATGTATGACACTCTTTCTTACCGTCGACTATAACATCCTTATCATATCCAAATGGTGCGAAAGTACCTAAGAAGTTACCATCTTTTACACTAGCAAGTTTTCCACGAGCTTGAATTTTCTTATAATATTCTAGATATTCATTACCTCGTTTTAATTCTCGTTCAAAAGCATCTCTATCATATTCATCTCGTAGATCATAAGTCTTCATAGGTGTGATCACGTACGTATTTGTATATCGGAGTATTCTGATAAGTCTACCAGCATCCTCAAGATCACCACGACTTAACCTTTGTACGTCTACTACCATTATGGCTTGAACTTCTGGGTCTTCGATATCCTTCAATAATCTCGTTATTTCAGGACGTTCTTTTAGTGATTCACCACTTCCTACTTCCATATAACAATTCTCTTCTGGTATAGGACCACCGACGATATATTTCTCGGCATATTCATCCAATATTTTATTATGCTTTTCTAACACCTCCTCGACTGAAAGTAATGGGTCATCCATCCTAGACTTTCGTCCGTATTTCTTTGTTCTGTTGCTGTAAAACTTTGGATATTCTTTAAACATATTTAATATCCTCCTTTCTTGTGAACATATTACTAGAAAAGGAATGAAATTACAACTAGTTAGATAATTTAATCTAGATTTAAAATTCCGTGATAACCCGTACGCAGGTGACAACAATAATTATTATATTACAATAGTAACAATTGCCCCGGAGTTATAGAGAGGTGGATATGGAAAAGACGTATAAGTACGATAACGCAATTATACGAGTCACATCAAGTAAGTCATGTAGTAGAGAAGAGTTAATTAAATCTACAGAAGAGTTTATGAAGAAAGTTTTACATGGAGGAAAGAAACATGGCAACACTAATTCGACCAGAAATCTCAATGAAAAATAAGTATTATATCGACAAACACCGGCACTATGAATTGAAACATTTTTGCTTACAATATCCTTTATGGAAGAAAGCATATTCTGAGTTGGATGATATGACCGTATCATTAGCGGTTGTGGATGGGGTACGGACAAGTAATCTACCAGGAGATCCAACGGCTAAGCGAGTATTACTCAAAACATATTATATGGAGCGAATTGAATTACTTGAATCTGTGGCATTACGAGCAGATCCGTATTTGCATAGATATATTTTAAAAGCGGTTACAGAGGGTCTATCGTATACGTATCTAAGAACCAGGATGGATATTCCGTGTGGTAAAGATATGTATTATGACAGGTATAGAAAATTCTTCTGGCTGCTTAGTCAAGAGAGATGACGCGCCATTTACATCTCCTTTAATGAAAGGAGAGGAACGATAATGGATGAAGTTAAAATTAAATTACAAACTAGATTTATGAGAGGTTTGGTTTCAAAATTAATTGCGAGAGCCGTTTATAAGAAGTATGGATATAAAGTAAATATTCAGCTTCATGAATTGGATCTCAATGTTATTGATGGGGAAACCAATATCAAAACAAATGTAGAAATAAAAGTTAATAGTAGTGAATTCATGGAGATCATGAAATCTCTTAATGAAGATTGAGCCCGTTGAGGCTCTTTTTTTGTTCGCGAAAATTACAATTTATATAATGAAGGAAAGTGTGGCAGACAAAAGTGTTACGGATATGCATGAGTATACGGGATTGCGGTCCCTAAAAAACAGACAACAGTATCACGGACATGCATGAGCATACACTTTCATTTTTTTTTAACCTAGATTACATATTTTTATTCTAGATTAATAATCCGTACTCAGACGACTGTGATGGATGTTAAAGTTATCTCATGATTATTTAGAAAGGAGGAAGTCATGTCAATTGGGTTATTTTATTGTATTGCTTTTATCGGAGGTCTTATTACTGGTCTACTGGCTATGTTTATTTTTACAAACCGTATCAATGTAGCCGGAACACTTAAAATCGATCATTCAATTCCGGAATCGCTTCGTTTTCGATTAGTTGTAGAAAATGACGACGTCATGCTCAAAAAGAATAGAATCGTATTCAAAGTTGATCACAATGCGGATCTTTCGCAGAAATAACAGCTGCTATTATGAAAACGTATTAAGAAAGGAGCAGACGATAATGAAAAATGAAACATTATTAGATGAGAGAATAACCAAAGAACTCGAAGAATTAGGAAAAATGAGTATGGATTCTGAAGGGTACACTAAAGGTGTTGAAGGTATAGCCAAGCTTTTAGACAAGAGAATCGAACTTGAAAGAATCAAAATCGAGAGTGAGGATCGACAGAAAGAAATCGATTTGAAACAGGCTCAGATGGAAGAGGATCGAAAGGATCGATTGATCAAGAATATTATAGCTGCGGTTAGTGTTGGAGCACCGATAGGTGTTATCGTTTGGGGTACAATCAAATCTTTCGAATTCGAAGAGAAAGGAACGGTTACGACAATAATGGGTAGAGGTTTCATTGGTAACATAATCAAACTACTTCCAAGATTATGATACGTCTAAGAGATCAGGCTGTGGAAACATAGCCTTTTCTTTTTATTTCGCGTGCGTTACAACCGGTATTATGTAAACCAATGTAATTTTAAGGAGGTAAAAACATGTATAACAGAACAAAAGAACAGAAGGACTTTAATTATAAAAAGATTCATGCAATGTATTCGAAAGGATATACCAATGATGAAATTTGTAGAGAGTGCGGAGATCTTGACGAATGGGAAGTGTTAGATATTATCCAAAAAGTAGAAGGTAGAAGAAGACAAGCAGAAGAAAGGCGAGCTCGTTAGTAACACGGGCTTTTCTTTTTCGAGGTGTTATATGAGATATCATTATGAAAAACCAACTGTATATTCATCCATGTACGGCAATACATATATTTGCAATCATCCCGTTTATGACAGATGTACGTTATTTAAGATAAATGATAAAGGTCTAGCGATAATTCAACAGCGATATGATCGAGATACTAAAACAACCTGGTGGGATGAGATTGATCCTTGGTTGACAGACGCTATATATTTACATCCGAAGTTTATCAAATATTTCGAAGATCGCTCTGGTATGGCTGC